CAAACACGCCCACCTTGATCTGCAAACTCGTAGAAACTGCGTTAAACCATGCCTTGGCATTAGCAAACTCAGCCTTCCCTCGTAGCGCCGCTTCCATCCGCAACGACCTCCACATCTGCGAGAAGTACACCTCGTCGGACTGATCAGAATACCTATACGCCGGCATCATGTAGTACGCGCGATCCCTCAAAGGGCAACGCCACGCACCGCCATCCTTCACGAAACCACGCCCCAAGAACGACAACTCACTAACACCTTTGAACCTCGGTCCCTTGGTCTTGTCAGCCCCATCAGTGATCAACAACCCATAAGTGTTCATCAAAGCTACCATTTCAGGTGAGATGCCCTTTGCGACAACATCGTCACCATACGTAATAACATTCAACACCTGCGCAAGGTAATTAAACACTTCGTGCTCATCAGTGACGCCAGCCTCAACAGCCGCACAAGCCAACGCAGCAAGCAACATTATGCCGTCACGAACCGACGTGTCTCCTGATCCTGATGGTTGTGGTCCCGAAATCCTGAAGACCTGCGTCCCCACGACAACCAAAAACGTCCTCAACATCCGAGCAAGAGTCCTAGCCGCCACCGACACGTCCAGCGCACTGATGACCTGACACAAGTACTCCTGTTGCCAGGGCTTGACGTTCTGGTCATAGTTAGCTGCATCCATGTCGATACCGCCCTCCGCAAAGTTCTTACCCAACGTCTGCCAAGCAATGGGCGGATTCACTCCAACCCCCAGCATAGAATCTATCGGTGCAGACTTCACTGCAGGCGTCAACCAATACAAATACCGCTTTTGAAGCAGCAAAAGTATCAGTGGGGACGCGTACATCACACGCGCATCCTTCCCCGGAACCCTGAGCTCGTCCTTCATCGACGCTCGATACACCATGTCCTCAACTGCAAGTGTTGGTACTTCACCTCGCTCCAAACTCTCACAAGCCCTGTCAAAAATCTCCTGCAACCCAAATTTAAGTCTCTTCGTGGACTTGTCCCACACTTCATGTTTCTTAAACACACCAGCAGAAGTGGAACCCGTCGACGTTGACTTCACAAACTCTGAGTCATCAAAGATCTCTTCAAGCGTCCGTGGTCTCGTGATCCGCACGAACGGCCTTAGAAACTGGACATGTGCGTCGGACACAGCGTCAGCAACGTCAGGCACAGTGTGTGGTTTCTGCGAACTACTGATCATGTTGCAGACAGCCTCCAACACAGGGTGCTTAAGAGTACCATCACCACGCTCAGTGTACCCTAACACAGCAGGTTTTGTGTACTCTTTGTCGGAGAACGGTGGAAACTCAGTCCGCACCAATTTTGACGTGGCAGTTGTAGCCGTAGCATACTTACACACGCCAATAACATGCTCAGCTAACGAACAGCCGGCAATCACATCGTCCAACATTGGCGCACCGAGCTCCTCCGTTGGTGACAACAACAACCAATCACGAAGTTGATCTTTCGTGACGGTCTCAGCAACACCAACACGGCGCCTCTCGTCACCCGCGACATGTATGCCAACTGTGCACCCGTCGATCATGATGGGACAACCACACGAACCAATGCGCGCGCCAGCAGTGGCATACGTCAACGGCGAAATGGGCGTGTGCCGCAAGTTAGCAGTCAAGTTGTACGACATGACAGCGTCGGTTCGCCGACAACCAGACGCAACATACGTGTCATCGGATGTGTGTAACGTTGCCTCGCCACCAACAGGGGCCTCGTCCACAAAGTGCTCCCACACGCTACACAACGACCCCCGCGGGATAGTAACGAGTGCCAAGTCCTTTGACGGTACCAACACTATCTGCAACACGCTCGACGCAATTT